TGGATTTGAAGGAGTAGCCTTAAAAAAGGCTTGGGCCATTGCTAAGACGGAGTCTAATGGACGCCCGATGGCATATAATGGCAACAGGAATACTGGAGACAGTTCCTACGGAATTTTTCAGATTAATATGTTGGGAAATCTCGGCATTGATCGTAAAGAGAAATTCGAATTAAAGTCAAACATATTATTGTTTGACCCAGTAATAAACGCAGAGATAACGTACTACATGACCCAAGGCGGAAACGACTGGAGTTCATGGCCTTCTTACAACAGTGGGAAGATGAAAGAGTGGTTAGGGAAGTTTCCTAGCTAATAGGAACGGAGAAGTCATTGAAGATACAAACAGTATCTAAATATTTGGCTTTAGCAGCAGAGGGCCTTGTGCAGAAAATGGATTGTCCATTATGCCAGGGCCTTCTGATGCCCAATCAGGATTTAAATGATATAATTTATTTATACTGCCTATCGTGCCAGTATAAAAACAATATAGGATTAGAGCAATATGACAGAATCGAACAAGCAGTCAAATTTGCCACAAGCAGAAAATAACGGACTGGCATTACAAATGTTTAAAGAAGCATGCTGTGAAAGTTGCTCATGTATGAGAGAATCAGAACCAATAAAAGAAACTGACGCAATGGGAAGAGAAAAGTTTTGGGAAGATCTAGGAAGACCAAATGAATGAAAACGAAAAACCACAAAATTTAGAAGATAACCTAGACATGGTAAATTACATCATGCTACATAGAATTTATGACCTATTAACAATTATTGCAAATAAACTGGTGGGACCAGAAGATACATCCAAACTTATTCAGTATCATGAACAAGGATATTTATTGGGTCCCACTCCAGCATTTACACCATCTGAAGAATCTCAAGAAAACTCTTGACTTAGAAAAATCATTATGTGATAATAATCATGCACTGGTTGTAGCATCCCACCACTTTTGCTCCCAGTGCTTACGCTTCGGCGTAGCAAAGCCCATTCGGATCCGCCTCTGAATGGGTTTTGTCATTGTTGGAGCCCAATATCAGATTTGAACTGATGACCCTCCGCTTACAAGGCGGATGCTCTACCACTGAGCTAATCGGGCTTGCGCTGGACCACCAGGGCTCGAACCTGGGACCTAGAAGTTAACAGCTTCCCGCTCTGCCGACTGAGCTATGGTCCAATTATGAAAGTATACTAAATATAGTGCGAAATGAAAAGTGCGCCCGAAAAAAGTGCGGCGGAAGTAGAAGAGACCCTTAATGTTTCACATGAAACAATAGAGGGCGAATTATCCTATTTACGAAGCTTTCTTTATTTTCCTGAAATGAGTCCTAATACGATGACAATTGCTACATACGATCTCACATTTAGCAATTTCTTCATCTATCTTCTTCTTGGACAGAGTAGGGATTAATTCCATTACATTTGCATGCTTTTTACCACGAACGTGGTCAAAGTCCATGACATAATATGGATATTTAATCCCACAGTCCAAACAAGGAGTCTTCTCCTTGAGCTCTCGTATATACTTGGCCAAATTCGCCTTCTGTTTGGCAATAGAGAGCTTTTCAGTCTTCATTGATACTTCTTGCCTATAACAAGGATCATATGGCTCTAGTATAGCAAAGAGAATTTTTTAGGTATCCCGCCTTTTTAAATTTTAACCATGTTCATACCATTTAGGAGTAGGACTTAAATATGCAATTGCTTTATTTAGTAGATCAATATCATCTCTGAATTGTCCTAATCCGATATTACAAGAATTGCAGAGCCAAGATCTAAATGCTCCTGTTTTCCAATCATGATCTAGATACCATTTTGGAGAATCCCCGCCACAAATTGGACATCTATAATTTTCATCTGGATATGGATTATCTATTTTTAGTCGACTAGTAATTTTTTGAGATATAGATTGACAAGGACGACATACAGATTTGTAATGAATTTTCTTTGTGCTTGTAACAGCAATAACCATTTCTTCAATAGGTTTATTTTCTTTACATACTCTACAAACTCTAAACCTTTGAGTCATTGTTTAGGGTTTCTGATAAATAGGAAATACATTATCCATAATGTAAATCCAAGGAATAAAATCACATCCATTGTTTCCGCCTTTATTTTATGACATAGATATCATATAGATATATATTGATATCTGGGAATTTAGATTTTAGCAAAGCCCCCCTACCCCCCATAGATTAAAAATCTATTTGAGATAGAGAAGCTGACATCTGGTATATTTGAGTATCAGTGTAAGCCCCCCACAAACCATGACAAGTATAACATTAAAGATTTTCTTGAGTCAAGACTTTGAACAAACTTTTTTATGATTGCTTAAAGTCATATATGCAAAGTCGGATCTAACATCTATCTCCGCCCCGCATTTATCACAAATTACGATCCGTTTAGCTGCCATGTGTGAATGATAGCATAAAAGATTCTAGTTGACTAGTATTTTAGATTTCTAAAAATGTTAATATATTTTTATTTTGTATGATCCACGATTTTAAAATGTCCGATTTGTCTAATTAGTGCGCCCATATGTGATTTAACTCACACAAAAAAGCGTGTGATGTGGCTCACAATGTCCTAATATGTCCGAATTGTCCCCTTGAAATTGTCGGTGGTGGTGTGTATAGTTAATACTATAAGAATTAAATAAAGGTTAATGAGCCTAGCAAATAAACCTAGCGATAGGGTGAGCCTAGCAAATAAGTAGCCTCCTAATAGAAAGGATAACACAATGTTATCAGAAAAAACTTTAGAAAAAATTAAATACGAATATCAACACGGCGGTGTTAAACAATACCACCCTGAAATTTCTATGAGTGAGCGTAAGGCACTCTTGAAATATCTCTTTAGCCTACCTACGCATAAAGATTGTGATTGTGAGGTGATTGCGTAATGAGTGCTAATCTCTATTCAATAGAAAGCCTACTTGTAGGTAAGACCTATCGTAGCCGCTCCGTTGTGGGCGAGATTGTATCTGCCGTTAAGCATCCTGAAGCCGTATGGTATGAGAACGCCGAAGCGTATCTTGTAGAAATACGCAAGGATAACGGCGGTTATACCTACCGCTCAGTAGCCGTAGCGTGTGAGTAGTATCACACCTACGCCCTAGCGTGTCGGCTTGATAATGTCGGTCAAGTCTGATAGTCTAACGACATAACAAAATAAAGAACTAACAAAACGAAAGAATAGGAAATAAATAAAATGAAAATCGAAACAGCAATTTGGAATGGTAAGAAAACTAGAGTATTGGCAGTCCCTTCATTCTCAACTTCAGATGAAGCCCTAGAGTTTCTAAAAGAAATTCAGAAACTAGATAAAGAGGCAACTCTTACAATTACCGCCGTTAGCCAATACAACTAAGAAAGGAAACTAGATAAATGATAAACGCCGTTCAAGTAATAAAATGCTCATCGTGCTATGGTGAGGGCTTGGTTTTCATCGGTGATGAAAATGACTTTCATATTGAACCCTGCGAATGTGTAAAGGAGAACGCATAATGTATGCTATGTCTTGGGAAATAAATAATCGTGATTACAAATACGAAAGTATTCAACACGGATATTCTGAAATAGATTTCTATGAAGATGAAGAAGATTTAGAAATTGAAGAGGTTTCTTTAGATGTCCTTATTGAAGATGGTTTTGATTTAGAGGAGGAGGTTTTCTAAATGTGGGAAGATAGTTTTCTAAATATCGCTTTTGATCGATTTGGTTTTTCAATAGATAGCGCATTATTTTATTTATCTATTTCGTGGGAATTGTTATTGGTTTCCGCCGTCGCTTTTATTGCGTATAAAATCGTAAAGCGAAATAGGCAAGTGTTCTAAATCACAAAAAATGTCGGCGTGTCGATTTGACAAATCGGCAGCTGGCCCGCACGTTCTTGCGGGCTTGTCAAGTTGAATTACGGCGTGTCGCAAAAAACTTCTGAAAATTCCTGTGATTTCCGTCACAAGCCCTAAAAATGTGATGTACTTCACAATCCCAAATGTCCGATTTGTACGCATACTCGTCAGTAGAATGTCAGTGGTCTATGTTAGGATACTAGTATCAAAATTAAATAAGGGGTAGAAAAAGTAAATAGGCGAAATCCCCGCCACTAGTAAAAAAAGAAAGGTGGTCTAAAATGACTACACTAAATAAAAACGAAATAATTGAATACTTAGTAGAAAATGATTTCTGCGTAACAGATAAAATCTGCGTATTCTGTTCATCTCTAACAGACGGGTGGAATAGTATCTGCTACTCTTGCCGTGATTATAAAGGTATGATGAGCCTGTATGACGCAGTAGCGTACTATGGTACAGACATACTACCTAACTAAAAACTAAATAAAAATCCTGTGAGCCTATCATAGCAAATAATCCGAAAGGTGAGCCTATGATAGCAAATAATCAGGTCAGCAAAAAGAAAATCTCTTGAAAGGAGAATTGTAAATGAGTATAGAAATCTTTAGACTAAATGAAAATGGTGCTGGCTGGGTATCATTAGAAAATGCTACTAATAGCGAATTGTTAGATTTAGAATTAGCAATAGTTACTAAAGCAGAAATGAAAATGCTTTGCTTTGTTTGTCATAAAGAAATTGCAAAAGGTAATGTTTGCGTAAATCATAAAAATATGAAAGGAGCAATTTATTTTGACTAAAGATATTTTTGGTTTTGATAAAGCAATTCAAATTGATCATCTAACAGATGAACAAATTGAAACTTTAAAAAAAATATTTGAAAATTATAAATAAATAATCGGCGTGTCAGCTTGACACGCCCGCACGAAGTATGGGGGCGATTTGCCCTTTAAGGGCATTATGTCCGATTTGCCAGATTCCTGCGACACGCCGAGAAATTTGTGAATTTTCTCACACAGTTTGAGCGTCTCATTATTTGAAATTACTCGCTAGTAATTTGAAAAATGTCAGTGGTTTTTGGTATCCTTACGGAGTAACAAATTAGAAAGGAAAACTAAATGAGAGGTTATTCAATACCCGATTTACTAGTAGACCAATACTATGCGCCTACTTCTCTCCGCCGTCGTTTCAATGGTGGAATTATAAACCATGCTGAAATTCGTGAAGATACTTACCCTGCTGAGGGTTGGTTAGATTTCGCAATTCGCTATCGCCCGACAGGCTCTATCAATGACGAATGGGCTACTGTCACAGTAAGGGTCGCCGACTACTAAATGTCGGTGGCTTCCGCTATAATCAGATTTCATAAACGAAAGGAAAACTAAATGAAACTAGATGAATTCAAGGCTCTTGTTATCGCAGAGCGTAAAGCACAACAGGCAGAAAACCTAAAGGCAATTTTGTCGGTGGTTTCTGCTACAATTCCAACAACAACAGAACGAAAGGAAAACTAAAAATGAAAACCACTAATGAACTAATTGACACAATTCTAAATTGTGAGGATTGCTTCGGCTATGGCGTAACAGGTTGGGTATCACCTGACGGAGATTATGATTTTGAGTATTGTAATTGTAACCCATACAAAATAATCATTGACTACGATAAAAGCGTAGTTGATACAGGAACACTATTTACCACACAGGAGGCTAAATAAAATGAAAAAAAATGTTTTGATTTCTTATGTCGTGGAGGCAGATAGCGATTTATCCGCTATCTTTGCTCTAAATAAATCACTTGCTAATTTGCCCGAAAGCGAATTAGTAAAATTTGACGCTTTTGATGTTTTGGAGGTTAGCGAATAATGATGACACGAAAAGACTATGTTGAAACCGCTAAAATTCTAAACTATGTTAGCGACAAAACACACCCTGCCGTTTTTTCTAAAATGGTTGTTGATTTCGCAGAAATGTTTGCGAAAGATAATCCGAGATTTGATGCGAATAGATTTTATTCCGCAGCAAATTACAAAATACCAAGTTTCAAAAGTTAGGAAATAAAATGAAATTACCTAATAAAGAAAGAATAAAAAAAGTTTTGGAGTTGCGCCGCAGTAATGCGGCAACTCCGATCCCTTCTAAAAAAATTTATTCACGAAAACGAAAACATAAAAATAAAACTAGTTGAAATTTCAACTAGCCCGCACAAGCTGTGGGGGCCCCATGTGTCTTACGTCACATGTGAGAAATCCCACAAAATTTGGATCGGCGTGTCGCTGAAAATGTCAGCGGCTTACGCTATAATTGCTGCGTATCCCAACGAAAGGAAATTAATATGGGTTTAGATATGTATCTCCACGCTAAGAAATATGTGGAAAAAGTAAATTGGCAGGCTCTACAAGATAATGATGAATTATCTTATGATAGCCCTGAAGCGGTATTCCCTAAGTGGAATGAAATTGTTGAAGTAGCAGATATGAAAGATGTTGCTACCGATATCTATGGTGTAAATGTAGAAGTAACTTGTGCTTATTGGCGTAAGTCTAATCAAATACATAAATGGTTTGTCGATAATGTACAAGGCGGTGAAGATGACTGCGGTGATTACTATGTATCCCATGAGAAACTAAGGGAATTGCGTGAAACCTGCCGTCAAGCCTTATTCGCTAAAGACCCTAGTTTGCTGCCGCCGCAGGCTGGCTTCTTCTTTGGCTCATATGATATCGATGAATGGTATTGGCAGGATATCAAGAATACTATCAAGAAACTTGACCGCCTGTTCAATTTGCCCGATTTCGACAAATTGTCCTTTTCATACACTTCTTCTTGGTAAATGTCGGTGGGCTCCGCTATAATGGAGCCCATAACGAAAGGAAAAATATGTGCGCTGTATGCTATGGTAATGCTCATGGGCTAAAGTCCTATTCTGTAATTCCGAATAATCTATGCGTTATTCACTATCAAGAATGGGCTGCCGAAAAAACTTATAACGATTTGGAAGGAACTCATGACTACTTCGAACTTGTCTAAACTAAAACGCTCTAACGATAGAAAGGTCGCTAATGCCGTCTCTAAAAATGGAAAAACCCCAACAATCGCTAACACTTTCGGATTACCCGCAGGAAAAGATTTTTCATGTCCTGGTGCAACGTCTATCTGTGAAACTGTTTGCTACGCTGGTAAACTTGAAAAAGTCTACAAGGGTGTAAAGGCTGTACTCTTACACAACTGGGAATTACTACGCAATGCAGATATCACAACAATGGTATCTCTTCTTGATGAAATGATAATCGAATTCAAGGCGGAATGCGATAAGAAAAATGCAGATAAACTATTCCGCATACACTGGGATGGCGATTTCTTTAATGATACCTACGCATATGCATGGAAGACTGTTATCAATCGTCATGCGGATGTTCAATTTTGGGTTTATACCCGTGTTTATTCTGCCGTACCTATTCTGCAAGATATTCCTAACCTATCTCTTTATTTCTCTACCGATGATGAAAATAAAGAAATTGCAGGTGCACTACGTGACTTACACGGTACACGCCTTGCATACTTAGGCAAAACGTTTGCAGTCACCGAAACCGTAATGAAAGAATTAACTGGTAAACCTGGCGCAAAATGTCCTGAAAATAATAAACAAATTCCGCTAATCTCAACTAATGGCTCTGCATGCGTGTCATGCGGTCTATGCGTTTACAATAAAGCAGACATTCGATTTTCTGCGAGTAAAAAATAATGCCTGCAAATATTTTTACTAATCAGATCGCAGAATATTTGGAGGTCCCTTTAAATGTTGCAGAATCAATTCAAGATGTAATTGATAAATATTTTTATTTAGATTGGTCCGAAGCTGATAAATTTGAAATGCATGCAACTTTTTTAGCTGCGTATCAATTTTATAAAAACGAGATCTAGGGCCCGCACACGTATGGGGGCATTTTGCTTGTTACGTCAAGTTACGACACACCCTGGATTTTGTGAGGTTTATCACAAAATAAATTCACGACACGCCGATAGCCAAATGGTAAATGTCGGTGGTTTCGGCTATAATTGCGCTATCAACAAACGAAAGGAAATAAATGCTAAACACAGATAACTGGGCTTCTTACCCGTTTTCCGTAGAGGGTGTAGATTTTGTATCTAAACTAGACCCACAAGGCTCTTTCTATCCACAAGTAGAACGCCTGCCTGCTGGAGTATTTACTGCTGAAAATACTCGTATGGTAACTGAACTTATCGGTAATCCTGCTCTCTTTACTCGTGAGGAATTAGAAAACGAGTTAGCAACTATCAATGCAGGCGCTTCACAGGCTATCGTAGCCTTAGCCTAAAAATGTCGGTGGGCTAGTGTATAATCTAGCCCACTAACAAACGAAAGGAAAAAATGTTATCAACCGCAACCGCTCTTATTCAGGCAACTGAAGAAAGTATTTTTGACGAGGAAGTAATGGGCTTTGCTCAGGCTTTCTGCCACCACGCTAAAGAATTGGATACTGAACAATTCGCTAAATCTATTTACACTTATTCTTGTATGCTTGCTTCTCTCGCAGTAGATAAGGCTATGAAAGTCTTGCTAAATGAGGAACAAATTGTAGAACTAATGAACGCTATTGACGAAATGGAAAAAATGAGAGATGAGGTAATGAAAGATGGGAAGTAATTTCGCAACCGAATTGGCAGAGTTAGACTTAGGTTTATCTCTAGAGGATAGTATTGCTATCCACTTATCCGCTAATCATTACCCACCCGTTCCACGATCAATGGTTCAACCTTGTATTGATGCTATTGATGCTTATCATGATGAGGACTATCAACGCCTTATTGACCTACCCGCTCCAATTACTTGGCGGGACAAATCTCAAGCACCCGCTTCCGCTATCGTAGAGGCTCACCACCTAGACGCATGGCTTCCGCAGTATGACTAAAATCACACTTTCCAACCCTACCGCTTGTCGGTGGGGTCTGGTAAAATACAACCCTAACAGAAAGGAAAAATAAATGGCAACAACGCTAGAAATCGGACAAACCTTTACAACTGAGAAATCAGGTGTAGTCGGTGTAATCAAGGCAGTAGATAATCACCCGTCAGGTGTAAATCGTGTGCTTCTTGATGTAAATGGAACAGAACGCTGGACAAGCGTATCTAACTAAATAAATGGCAGGGCTCACCGATAATGTCGGTGGGCTCTGCTACAATTCTCTCAACTACTAACGAAAGGAAAAAAATGAGTAGAGGTAAAGCGATAAATGTAAAAATCGCAACAACCAAAGTTATCAAGGCTTTGGAAAATAAGTTAGACCAAATCAAGAAAGATAAGGCTAACCAAAAAGTCAATGAGGAGAAGTTCTCAAAGGCACAAGAGAAGTATAACAAGGAAGTCGCTAAGATTGCTCTTGCTAACATCTCAAAGGCAGATGAATTGTCTGCTCACACTCGCTACAATGGAGAGATAAATGTATCTTTCTCAATTCCAAAAGGAACTATTGAACTTCCAAAAGAACCTGAAAAGGACTTTGAGAGTTTCCACGATTGGCAATACAAGGAAATGGTAGAGGAAATTGAGAACGCTATTCGTATTCTCAAGATGACCGATGAGGAAGTCGTATCTACTTCTACTTACAACGCTATCGCAAGATACTTGTAATAATGGCAGGGGGCTAGACAAAATCTAGCCCCCAATGCTATAATTTCTATCCCTACTAACAGAAAGCAACAAAATGGAATACAACTATTCGCTAACTATCTCCTATGACGGAGAACTAGTATCAACAACTCGTTCCGCAGATTTACTTGAAATTGTAAATGCGTGGAATAAATGCGTGGACTATGGCGATGCCAAAGAATACGCAACCTACAACCTATCAGACCCTAATGGGAAAATGTATACAAAAAACTTTTACAGAAATGGACAGGTATCAGGTAAATGAAAAATCGTTATCGTGTAGAAATCTTTGATGAAGTAAAATCAAATGACCTAACTATTTACTCAGATGAGGGCGTGAATAAAGAATATCTAACTGAACTTGTATTTTCTAATCTCCGTCGCTTTTCTGGTAATGTTCGTGCTTATGTTTTTGATAATCTAAAGAAAAAGAAAACAACAGCACTTTATTTACCGATGGAAGTTATTCCAAAGAAAACGGAACTAACAAAACTTCTCGGATAAAAAGCTTGGGGCGGGTTTGAACTGTGTAATCATCTAGATCCCCGCCCCATCTTCCCTAAAAGGCCCGCACAACTGTGGGGGGCGAACCCCTGTTACGTCAAGTCGACACGCCCCCTGGATCCTGTGACTTTCATCACAATGTCCGATTTGATAGCATATTGGAAATAACTATTTACAATGTCGGTGGGGTGGTGTATAATCGGATTACAACTAACTACTGAAAGGAAAAAAATGGCTCATAATCTTGAGACAAATGGCGACGAAGTCGCTTTCGCCTTGCGTGGAACTCCCGCTTGGCACAATCTAGCAAATAGAATCTTCTCACAAGAAGAAACCGTTTCTACACAACTAATGCTTGACGAAGCAAAACTATCTAATTGGAATGTTCGTCTTGCTCCTGTCACCGATTACATTCCACAAGATTGGAATGATAATTCTGGCGCACAATATGTTATTCGCAATAACCCATTCAATGGTGGAACTGATGTTCTCTCTGTTGTAGGTTCTCGCTATAAGGTTGTTCAGAATGAAGATTTATTCTCATTCGCAGACAATATCCTTGATGGCGATTCTCGTTGCGCTTGGGAATCTGCTGGTTCTCTAAAGCAAGGCAAAGTCGTATTCGGTTCTCTTACCGTTCCTCGTGAAATGGTATTAGACCCACAAGGTGCTAACGATAAGACTAAACTTTATCTTATCGTATGGACATCTCACGACGGCTCTGTTGCTGTTCAGGCAGCAATTACACCTGTTCGTGTAGTTTGCCAAAATACGCTAAATCTAGCAATGAAATCTGCTAAGCAATCTTTCAAGATTCGCCACACGCAGACCGCTGAGGGCAAGATTCAAATTGCTCGTGAGACTCTTGGTCTTACTCTTGGATATTTTGACGCTTTTGAAAAAGAGGCTCAAGAATTATTCAAGTCAGAAATTACCGATAAGCAATTCTATGATATTGTTCGCAAGGTTTATCCAAAACCTGCCGAAGATTCATCTAAGGTTGCTAAAACTAAGTGGGAAAATAAAGTTATCTTGCTTGATGACCTTTATTTCAACTCACCTACAAATGCCAATATCAAGGGAACAAAATGGGGTGCGTTCAATGCTCTAACTGAGCGTTTGGATTATTTCCGTTCCACTCGTGGCAAATCAGAATCTAAGTGGGCTTCTGCTTCAGGTTTTGACCCTGTTATTACCGCCGAGAAGAATAAAATTCTTCAGGTTGTAAAATCATTCTAATAAAATGATTCACGGCGGGGGAACTAAAAATTCCCCCGCTTTTTATTTGGTGCGTTAGAATAGTTTGGTTTAATTCGCTACCCTGTCACGGTAGAGATCACGGGTTCAAATCCCGTACGCATCGCAGCTAAATAAATATGAGATAGTAATCTCAGATAATGAGACGCCCCCACAGCTGAAGGCCATTTTTCATTGTTACGACAATTAAATTAATTCCCCGAAAAGCTGGACAAATGTCAGACCCTGCGTGTATAATAAACCCATTAACGAAAGGAATATAATGTCAAGAAAAAAAGGCTATATTGGCGAAGTTGTGAGCGGAAAACTATTAGCAGAACATGCTAAGAAAATTTACAACGCACAATATTTAGAAAATGAAATTGATAACAATATCGAAGTATCTGATTTGCTATTAATTAAGTTGACTAAGAAAGATGAAGTTTGGGGAGACAACATATATGCCCTTGTTTGTGATGAGGGAGTTGGCTGGGAACAAAGAGACCGTTCTTTAATTAATGTACCTACAAATATAGGTGCTATGGGTCTATATAATGGCTCAGTTAAAATGTCAGTAGGATTAGTTAAATCTTGCTTAACTGGTGAGACTGCTGATATTGCTGATTTTGTTAGAACTTTTGGTTCCCGCCTTGATAACAATGTTTGGCTTTGGCAAGACCTAATGGTGGAGCCAGTCAATGTCTGAGACCTGGACTAAAAATACATATGTTTGTGATCCTGATGAATGTGATACTTTAATCGAGGTTACAACTAATGATAAGTTTGGGTTTCCTTCTGGGAGTGTGAGGAACATCACATGCCCGTGTGGCCGAACTCCTGTACTGGTGTCAGTCCTAGATGCTACAATACCACCTATGAACGAAAGGAATAATATGGAAACAACTACAGAGGTCCCAACGACCTACAACGCTAATGTGCTTGTCACATATAAGGATATCATTGACGGTGTCCCTACATATCCAACAATTAAGGTTAATGACCTTGAGTGGAAGTTGGAGCGAATCAAAGGCTTAGAGAAGCAACTCTCTATGTCTAACTCACAAATTAGCAGAATTCTAGAAAACTTAACTGTCGACGGTTGGTATAATCCAAATATCGAAAAGTCAGAAGTTCTCGAACAACTCTGCGAAATTCTCGACCACGAGCCGAAGCAAGAAATCAGAATCACAGGAACTATAACCTTTGATTTGCGCTATGATTGTCCACTAGAAGAGGTCGAAGACTTCGATGCTCGTTACTTCCTGCAAGATAATTTATCTGTTGATGCATACCATGGCGACATTGTGATTGACTCATATGAAGTCGAAGATGCAGAAGTGGATTGGCGATAATGTATTTTGAGTTAACTGCTCCTGATAGGCTATCCATGGAGATGGCCTATTGGGAAGCCCAAGTAATTGGGTTAGACCCACATGCATTATCACCATTGACATTCAACATTGGAACTGGTAGCATTGAGAAAGTAAGTCGCATTCGTGATAAGTTTAATCTAACGGAAACTTATGTCTCAGACTACGAGCCGACAGGATATACAGGGAGATAAATATGGATTACCAAGATGGATTCGAGGACGGAGTTAAATTCGCTCGTGAAGTAATTATAAATAACATTAGGCTATGGGCGGAAACATCTGAGGACGGGCAAGTAATGGACGATATTGCTGACCGCCTTGAATTCGGAAAGGTAGACTATGACCTCTGAGGATCTAAATAAATGGATTGGCTGCGACCAATGTGGTTCAGCTCAAGCTTTATATTTAGTTAAATTAATGGACGGGGAATTAGCATTCTGCGGACATCATTTTAATTTAAATAAAGAGGCCCTTGACAAAGTGGCCTATGAAATTATACAATTGAATAAGACAGAAGAAGTACCACAACTAACCGAGGAAAGGATATAACGTGGGAGATAGAGCAAACTTCGGATTTGTACAACCGAATGGAGAAACAATTGTACTGTATGGACACTGGGCTGGATATCAGATGTTGGGCCGCCTGGCCGACGCTGTAATCGCAGCACGTCCACGCTGGAATGACCCTGCATATGCTACACGCATTGCTATCAGTCAATTAATTAAGGATGACTGGAATTCAGAAACTGGATGGGGCCTGCACGTAAATGAAATCTCAGACAACGAGCACAAGATTGCTATCGTCGACTGGAATCAGCAAACGTTTAGTCTTCACGAGGAAGATAGTCACAGTAACATGGATAACAAAATCCGTGGCATGAAGAACGAGGCATTATTCACAATGGACCTTTCGACATTTTGTGAGAAGTACGCCTTGGACGGATTGCTAGTCAACTAATATGATATAATAAGAGTAGGCCAGGTATGGTCTACTCTTATCGTAGGGTGCGGCTAATTAGGTATTTACCAAGTCGCTAAGTAAAGCAGGTTTACTTAATTCCTTTCGTTTGACTAGCAGCCCTATTTGTTAGGTCCCCGCAATTACTAAGGTAAAAGCGGGGATCTTCTTTTTGGCCCACAAAAGATAGAGGGTAGCATATCTCTTTTACGTATGTCAATATAATTTCCCGAAATTCTCACAATATGGTCAGCTTTGGCATGTGATCCATGCCATATAGACAAATGTCAGTGGTAAGTTATATAATTGGGTCATATCAACGAAAGGATATGAATATGCCAAATTGGTGTTTTAATACTTTGACCATACAAGGGCCAAAGCAAGAAATTGATTATATCAAAGATAGACTGAATAAGCCATTCTCTGTATTACATGATTCTTGGAATATGGATACTAGGGAAATGGAAGTAAAGGAAACTCATTATTCCGCCCCTGTCTTTGCATTCTGGAATATCCACTCTCCACTTGAAGAGGGTATTACCATGGAAGAATATGTTCAGCAACCTAGTCGTCTAGGAATTGACCCACAAGACCCTGAATGGTTTGCTAAAGAAGTAGCACATGCCAAAACTCAAAAGGATTGGTATAACTGGAATACATCTAATTGGGGAACCAAATGGGATGTTGCTGTTCGTGATGATGATAAATATCCTGATACTAGATTAGAGGAATATAAATCAGAGGGTGAAGATAATTGGTTAGTTTATGTATATCAAACTGCTTGGTCTCCTGCCGTCTCTGTATTAGTTACTTTATCTAATCTTATTCCTAACTGCCTGCTTACCCTTAACTTTGAGGAAGAAACAGGTTGGGGTGGGGAATATGAAATTCTCCGTGGCAAAGTAACAGAACTAATGGATTGGGAAAACCGTTGTAGAGATTGTGATGAATTAAATACAATGGAATACTGTGAGAATGACTGCGGTGAGATATGTTCATCTTGTAATTATATGGGTGAGGCAGACCTAGAGATTGCCAAAGAATGTCAGACCCATAAGATATACTTGGATTCCGAGCACGTCCCTGATTATAGAATGGAGCAAGTAAATGGGTAATATGCCTGATGTATCCTTTATGGATAATGAAAACCAAATGGTTATTGACGCAACCTTATCTGAAATTGCAGATGAATTACTAGATAATTGGATGCAATCTAATTTAGATGAGGGTATCTTATATGCAGATTGGCAAATTGCTAGTCGATGTGATTCTAATTATTTAAAGCGTAGATATAATGAACATT